GGTATGACGACATAATTATTGAGAGGGCATGATGGGTAGCACAAAAAGAATAGAGTTTAGGGGTAATCACCCAAAGCTAGAAAATGGCAAATCATACACCTACAACGAATACGCAGAAGTTGCTGGTGTTGGTTACAGGTGCTTTGTAAGCAGAGCGCACAACAAAAGGTTTATTTCTGACAAGGAGTTAGAGCCACTTAACGCGCATCTAATACCAAAACGGTGGAGAAATAAGCCTGACCAAACTGCATCAAGAATGGAAACATACATAGACCAAGTTAGCCAAAGATGGCTTAGAAAGCCTTTATGACAGAGGGGGCGTTTGTGAAATTTGACAGCAAAGAAGATGTTCAAAAAAAGGCTAAGTACCTAATAGAAGATATGATTAATTGGGACTTTAGCCGACCACTTGCAGTAAAACTAGAGCCTTACCAAAACCCAAGAAGCCTTAACCAGAACGCTTTGTTTCACATGTGGTGCAGAGAAATAGTCAAAGGAATGAAGCGTAAAGGTTTTGAAGTTACAGAGGGCGACCCAGTAGAAGCATGGAAGCTATGGTTAAAGCGCAGGTTTCTTGGCACTGATGATTTCAAGATTAGTAAAACAATCATAACTGGGCAGGTTAGGCGCAGTAGTCAACTAAATAAGGGCGATATGGTGCATTTTATGGATGAATGCTATCATTGGGCTACAGAACAAGGTATAAAGCTAACAATACCATTTGAAAGTGAATATGCGGAGTTAAAAAAACAACAGGAGAAATAAGGGATGGATAAGATTGACCCAAGAACGCTGTTAGAACTCGACATACCTAAAACCGATAGACAAATTGAATACCTAGAAGCCATTATAGAATGTGGCTCACACACTAAAGCCGCAACAAAATTAGGCATTGGCAGGAGAGCAGTAGACCGCGCCATAAAATCACTAGAAGCAAAAGCCGCCGCAGTAGGCGTAGCCCCTCACAGAGACTTAACCAGACAAACCGCAGAAGGCTTTGAAGCCAAACGCATATCCACAGCATACAAAGACGATGGCTCAGTTGCATTGCAGTGGGTTATACAAGAGCCACAGAAACGCGATTTAAGGCAAAAAATAGAAGCCCTATTGGAAGGTCTTACTGATGATATAACAGGTCTTAAAAAGCCGCAGAATGCGCCTAAGATAGTAGATAATGATTATTGCGCGATGTATCTAATAGGCGACCACCATTTTGGTATGCTTGCTGACTCAGAAACTAAGCTAGATGATGCAGACTGGGATGTAAAAATAGCAACAAAAGTTTTATCTAATTCAGTGGACAGGTTAGCGCAAAGAGTAGGCAATGCACACACTGGTGTCTTAGTAAATGTAGGCGATTTTTTTCACGCTGACAGCAGTGCCAATACTACAACAGCAGGAACGCCAGTAGATGTTGATACACGCATTGGCAAGACATTTAAGCTGGCTGGTAGGTTGTTCCAGTTGCTTATAGACAAGATGCTAGAAGTGCATCAGGAAGTTGTAGTTATTAATGTTCGGGGTAATCACGACAGCGACATGGCTTGCCACTTGTCTAGCTGCTTAGAATTGTTATACGACAATGAGCCTAGAGTAGATGTGCTAAAAAACTATTCAAAGTTTTTGCACTGGGAATGGGAAAATAATCTTTTTGTTTACCATCATGGTGATAGAATAAAGCATGAGCAAATACTTCAGGCGGTGATTACCAACCTAGATGAAGAATGGTCTAACTGTAAAAATAGATATTGTCATTTAGGGCATATACACCACCACATGAGCAGAGAAGTTGGCTCTATGCAGTTTAGTCATTGGGGTAGCTTAACGGCAACTGACCAATGGCATTCTGATTCAGGCTACGGAGCAGAGCGTTCTATGACTGCTATTGTGTATCACAAGCAGTATGGCGAAGATTCCAGAGTCAAAATCAACATAGATTCGGTAACTAAATGACTAAAATAATAAAATTCCCAGATGGTGACGATAATGATAATTCAGGAAATATTACAGTTAATAAAGAGTATTGTGGGACTTGTGGTGGCGGTCTTGAGTTGTGGACTAGCATTGACCTTGTGGCTTATGGTGTTTGCCCTCGTTGTGATTTGGGAGTTGGTACACAGCCCATTATTCTTGTATCGGGCAGTGAGCATTAGATGGCAAAACGAAAAAAAGCAACAGTAGCCCAAGAGGTAGAGAAAGCCGCTAAGTTGTTGCAAAGATATGTGAGAATGAAAGCGGCAGATGACAATGGTTATTGCACTTGCGTAACTTGCGGCAAGGTTGACCATTATAAGGCAATGCAAGGCGGTCATTTTTACAGCAGACGGCATACAGTCTTTAAGTTGTTTGAAGAAAACATTCACCCCCAATGCCCTGCTTGTAACCAGTGGGGTATGAAAACCACCAAGATACAAGAAGCCTACCGCATCTATATGGAAGATATGTATGGTGCTAGACGTATTAGGGCAATGCAGAAACTAGCATGGCGACCAGCACCTAAGTTTGACAGGCAAGAAGTCATAGAATTTCAAAAGGAATTAAAGGAAAAAATCAGGGATGAGGAGTACAGGATTGGAGAATATTAAAAAAAGTAAAAAAAAGTAAAAAAAAGTGTTGACAATGTATAATAATAGGTTTACAGTACACCTACATTAATCAAACAGAGGCAACAAAAATGGAAATGATTACAGTTAAACACAGTTCAGGCAGTACGCTAGTAACCGTTACAGATGGTGCTGTTAAGCCATACGCGGTTTGCTTACAGCCTCGCCTAAAAGATGACTGCTCAAACATTAATGCCCCTGCTAGACTAATTAAGTTTAAAACTTTAGATGCTGTAGTTGCTAGGCTAGAGCAAAGCGATTTAGATTTTGAGCGCAGACAAGCATATTTTGCTTAATTAACAAACGCTCCGCAAGGGGGCATTTAATCAAACTGGAGAAAATTATGTTATACGAATATCAAAAAACTTATATGGATTTAAACGAAATCAAAAAGGTCAAAAGGAATTACAAACCGTTATTAGCGGCAATAGCCTTATTTGCTATGTACGCTTTAGTTTCAACTATGGAGTACCAAGACTGCTTGCGAGGTGCTATATCATGTTAAATGGCGATTTAGATGATTTTATTTACGACCACATAGACACTTTGAATCAAGAAGATGCGCGTTTTAGCGACCTTGATGACGATGCAAAAGACCTAGCAGTGCATACATGGATGATGAGTCATAGGACATGGTTTGATGACATATACCCTATGTCTATAGGCAGAAGTGTAGGCAAGATTGTTACAGATATGCTGTTTGGTAAAGCACCATCACATAACAAGCTAATATCTAACCTGTTTATTGCTATGGTAGAAGATAGCCCAACAGATTACGGTAAAGACGAATTGTGGTGGTCTGAAGCACTAGGTATTTATTTAGATACAATCGTCAATTTAGGCAACTTTGGCGATGAATTAAGAGAACGTATTTATCTATACTTAGAGCCAGCAATCGAGGACTATTTGTTTGACCGCATGGGTAGACTATTAGAAAACGACAAGTGGGAGCATTTTGATGAAGAATAAAGAGCATTGGGAAAGATTGCGCGACAGCTATCCACCACTGGAAAATGAATTTGATAAAGAAGAAAGAACAGCCTTTGACAGGTGGGTTGAGGGAATGGGTTTTGATGGTATTATACAAATAGGGGGTATAGATAATGACAAAAACCAAACAGGCAATAAACGAGGTAAATAAAATGGCAGATAAGGCTATATTAAAAGCAAAACTAGAAGGTTACAAAGCTGATGCAATTAAGTGGCTAGATGGAGAAGCCTATGGATACAAGAGAGGAAAACTTTTATTAATTGCAGCTATATTTGTAGCCCTAGTATTAACCGTATAGTATGTAACCTTATGTAGCATGGCAACTCCTCTGCCTGATTAGCCAGCTTGGTTCACTGGTGCTACGAAACGAACCATTACTCTAAAGCATTCCGCATATAAATAAATAGCAGTAGAACCTACCTAACAGCCTCTCTATAATCCCGTTTTAACACAGAGGCTACCAATGAAAACCATCCTAATATTTGCTATAATTGCATTAAGTTTAATTGCAATAGACGACCTTGCTGGTAGAAGATACCCAGCTAGAGAGCAACAAGAAAATTAATTGCTTGACTGTCAATCATTCGTTATAGTATATAAGCATAGAACTATAGCCTTATGGCGAGGTGTACTATGCAAAATCTACAACTAAGTTTAAGAGTTGCTGAATGCGAGGAGAACGGTTGGTATGATCTGTTGTCTAAGCTAGATGAGATAACTCAGAGTCTTATTGACAACCCTAGTGCTGGCAATCAGATTAAAACTGCGTTAGTGTTTTGGAAAGATGCAGTAGATTGTAGAACGAAGGGTTTACCCCCAGAAGAAGATGATATAATACTGCGTAATCCTAAAATGAATGTAAGACTTGCATTCGGAGCAGACATGTAAATGGGCAGACCCAAGTGGATTCCTACAGAAGAAATATGCGCTAGTGCCTCAGAGATGGCATCTAGGGGTTTAACTGTAGAACAAATAGCAGACTGTCTAGGTGTATCAAGAGAGACTATCTACCAAAGACAAAAAGAATATCCTGAGTTTTATGAGTCTATAAAAAGGGGTAGAAGCAAAGGAATGGATACAATCACTAATGCGCTGTTTGAAAAAGCAAAAGCAGGTGACAATACATCAATGATCTTTTACCTAAAGACAAGAGACAGGGAGAACTGGGGAGAGCAGTATATCGAACCAGTTAAAGAGATACCGCCAATCAATATAACTGTTCACCGAGAGAATGCTGAAAATGAAAACTAGGATACATGTTAATCAGCACAACATACGAGCCAACAACAAAGGCGCAGATTTACCTGTTATAACTGTTAAAGACTACAAGCAAAACAGAAAAGTAAACACAGCAGAAATACGAAAAGAGGGCGAGGTTGTTTGCAAGGTGGTTTACTCACCAGATAAGCCTTTGTCTTGCGGTGCAAAAGTCTGGATTGAAACTGATTGTGAAGTAGTCACTGAATGCAACTAACGAAACCACAGAGTGAAATCTTTTGCTCTAAGGCGCGTTTCAGAGCAGTAGTTGCTGGTAGGCGTTTTGGCAAGACATTCTTATCGACAGGTGAGATTCTAAGAGCCGCTATCGGGGGTGCTAATCGAAACTGTTGGTATGTTGCTCCTACTTATGGTGCGGCTAAAGAGATTGCATGGGATATGTTGATACAGACAATCCCAGAAGAATATATACAAAAGACTAACGAGACAGCACTGACCATAAAGCTAATTAATGGCAGTGTCATAAGCCTAAAAGGTGCAGAGAAGCCTAACAACCTACGTGGCAGGGCGTTAGACTTTGTAGTGCTAGATGAGTTTGCAGATATGCGACCAGAGGCATGGAATGAGGTTTTAAGACCATCTCTATCTGATAGGCAAGGTCATGCACTGTTTATTGGTACGCCTAAAGGTAGAAACCATTTTTATGATTTGTGGGCTACAGGCTTAGATGGTTCAGATGGTTGGGATAGCTTTCAGTACACAACGCTAGATGGCGGTAATGTACCAGAAGCAGAAATAGAACAGGCTAGAAATGACTTAGACGAGCGCACATTTAAGCAAGAATATTGTGCAGAGTTTGTCACTTATAGCGGTTTGATATATTATGCATTTAGTAGAGAACTATCAGTTGTCAATATAGATGATAATGGTGGTACACTACACATTGGTATGGATTTCAACTTAGACCCAATGAGTGCAGTTATATGCTTGCGGCATGGCATGGACTTACTGGCTATAGATGAAATTGTTATGTACGGATCAAACACAGATGAAATGGTTGCAGAAATAAAGGATAGGTATCCTGACCGCAACATTATCATCTATCCTGATCCAGCATCAAGACAGCGCAAGACAAGTGCTGGTGGTCGGACTGATTTGTCGATCTTACAAAACGCAGGATTTAGCGTTAAGGCGAAGAAGGCTCACCCATTGGTCAGGGATAGAATCAATGCGGTCAATAGTCGTTTACTGTCAGGTGATGGTGAGCGACATTTGTTTGTAAGCCCTAAGTGCAAGCAAACTATTAAGAGTTTAGAGAGACAGACATACAAAGAGGGTACGAGTATTCCTAACAAAGATGGCTTCGATCACATGAACGATGCACTTGGTTACTTAGTAGAATACCTGTTTCCAATTAGAACCGAATATAACACCGCACAACCGACTAGGTGGACTTGATGAATAATAGCGCAATAGACGATACACACCCAACATACGATGACTACATTAATCGTTGGTCTTTTTATCTTAGAAGTTACATGGGTGGAGAAGAATATAAAGAAGGTGGCTATCTTACAAGCTACATCTCAGAGGGCAAGGATGAATACGCAAGGCGACTAGAACTTACTCCGATGGACAATCACTGTAAAAACATTGTTCACATCTACAGCAGTTTTCTATGGCGCGTACCGCCAACAAGAGCATTTAACAGTCTATCTAATGACCAATCACTAGCACCATTTCTTAAAGATGCTGACCTTGATGGTCGTAGCTTTGATGCGTTCATGCGACAGGCACAAGTATGGTCTAGCGTATATGGTCATGTATGGTTGATGATTGATAAGCCACAGTCTAATGCTAATACAAGAGCAGAAGAACTAGACCAAGAAATAAGACCTTATATGACGATGTTCACGCCTGAGAATGTATTTGACTGGCGTTATGAGCGTACTCCTAGTGGTCGTTTTAAGCTGACTTATTTAAAGGTCAGAGAGTCTATAGACCGCATCAATGAAACAGAGACAGAAGTTTATTATCGAGTCTGGCGTGAAGATACTATAGAAACATGGCGAGCAACTAATAACGCAGAGCAACACATGGAAACTATAGACAATGTGTTAGGCAAGATACCAGCAGTATTCTTACCTGCTAATCGCTCACCTTTGCGCGGTATTGGCACTAGCGATATTTGTGATGTGTCGTATATGCAGAAGGCTATTTATCAAGAGTTATCAGAAGTAGAACAGCTAATCAGAATAAGCAACCACCCGACACTGGTTAAGACTTATGAGACTGATGCAACTGCTGGTGCTGGTGCAATTATTAATTTACCTGACGATATGGATGGCGCGTTAAAGCCTTACCAGATGCAACCTAGCGGTGCTAACCTAGATGCTGTAATGAAGTCTATAAAAGATAAGGTAGAAGCTATTAACCGTATGGCGCACATGGGTGCGGTTCGTGGCACAGAAGCTATGACACAATCAGGTGTAGCAATGCAGACAGAGTTCCAAATGCTTAATGCTAAACTATCTGAGAAAGCAGATATATTGGAACTAGCAGAGGAGCAGATATTTGACCTGTTCTGTCAGTGGCAGGGTGTAACTAATGATGTTGAAGTGTTTTATCCTGATGCGTTTGATCTAAGAGACTACGACAAAGAACTGTTGTTCCTACAGCAGATGCGAGCCACAGGCGTTAAGTCGGTTACATTGGCGCAAGAGATCGACAAGAAGATTGCTGATCTATTGCTTGATGATGATACCTTGCTTAAAGCACACACAGAGATCGAGACTAGCACACAGACTGTTGGCGACTTCTCAGAGAAAACACAGATATACAGCTACCACATTGATGCTGGTGTCGTTACTCCTAACGAGGTTAGAGAGAAGATTGGTCTTGAAGATGTGGCTGGTGGTGATGAACTTATTGAGCCTGTATTGGATAGAGGCACTGAGCAAGCCTAATGGCGGCAGATACCGATCATTTTGCAATCTTAGAGCGTTTAGCTGATAGGCATGAAGAGCGTTTAGCTTCTGCCTTAAACGTCTTAGAAGAGCGTATAAGCGATCTAATGGCTACTGCACCGCTAAGAGATGGTCAGTTGTTTGATTTGGAGTGGGCGTTAAATGCTCGCACACAGCTAAGACAAATGATTGATGAGGAATACTTAGCTACTGTTGATGGCATCATTAGAGAGTATGATGATGTAGCTGTAGGTGCGGCTGATATGCTCAGAGAGTATGGCGACATAGTTAACTTAGATCAGGACATAGTTAACCAGTTGCAGCAGTTAACCTTTCAGGGCTTTGAGGACATAGGTACAGAGTATCTTGATGTGATTGCTAAACAGGTTTACGAAAGCACTTTGACAGGCACTACGTTTGCACAGAGTGTTGCCGCAGTCAAAGATGTAGTCGGTAAGGACATGGCTAGATATGCAAGCCAACAGGTGCATGATGCCTTAACGCAGTTTGACCGCACAGTGAATACTAAGATTGCGTTAGACTCAGGAGCAGAGAAGTTTAAGTACAGAGGCTCGGATGACAGCAAGACAAGATCATTCTGCCGCAAGCACGTTAATAAGACGTACACGATAGATGAGATCAATGAGATATGGCAAGGCGAGTGGTCAGGTAAGAGCAGTAGCAATGCTTTTGTGAGCGCAGGTGGCTATAACTGCCGCCATAGGTTTAGACCAGTTTTTGATTAAGAGGTAATTATTATGCCAAGCGGAAAAGGTACTTATGGTTCAAAGGTCGGTAGACCTAAAAAGAAGAAGCGCAAAACTAAAAAATAATGTGTTAAACTATTTATTCACTAACTACTCTTTGTGAGGTTCGTAACATGAGCGATGAAATCATGGAAACCGTAGAAGCTGAAACTGAGACAGCGGCAGTAGAAACTCAGGCTAAGACATTTACACAAGAAGAACTAGACCGAATCGTTGCTGATCGGATTGCTAGAGAACAGCGCAAGTTCGATAAGAAGCTGGGCGGTATAAACCTAGATGAAGCTAGGGAGTTACTTGAACAGCGCGAACAGGCTGAACTAGAGCAACAAAAACAGCGCGGTGAGTTTGATTCTATCTTAAAGCAAACTGTCGAAAAGAAAGATGCTGTTATTAACAGTTATAAAACTAGACTGCAAGAGACTTTAATTGATGGACAATTAACCACTGCGGCTAGTCGTAATAACGCAGTTGATACAGCGCAAGTAACACAACTCTTAAAAGGGCAAACCAGATTAAACGAAGATGGTGTTGTCGAGATTGTAGATAATAACGGAACTCCGCGTTACAATGACAAAGGTGATCTGTTATCTGTCGATGAGATGGTTACAGAATTTTTAACTGCAAACCCACACTTTGTACGCGCCTCTGGTGGCGGTGCTGGTAGTATGGGCAACACAGGTGGCTCTACTCCGAAGCCTCAATCGGTGGATTGGATGGTCGAGAATTGGAATAGCGGTGGCAAAGAAGCCTATGCCGCTATGAAAAGGAAAGGCTAAAATTTTTCTTTCTATTTATTGAGGTAATTTAAAATGGCTATATCAGGAACTAACTCGTCAACTTTAGACGATCTATTTGTCAACATTGTGGCGCAAGCCCGATTCACTGCTGAAGAACAATCCCTAATGTTAGGTCTTGTAACTCAGTACAACATTGCTGGTCAAGCTGGAAAAGTAATTCAAGTGCCAAAATACCCTGCGGTAACTGCGGCGGCACTAGAAGAAGGTACTGCTCCTGCTGACACTGATGTTTCAACTTCATCTGTATCAGTAACTTGTTCAGAAGTAGGTAACAGCGTACTTCTAACTGACCTAGCGGCTATGGGTGCTGGCAACCCTGCTGATGAACTAGGTACAGTTCTAGGTAACGCTATCGCTACTAAAATTGACAGCGACCTTATCGCTTTGTTCTCTGGCTTCTCAGAAGGTTTGGGTTCTGCTGGTGCAGAGATTACTGTTGCTGACATTTTCAAAGCGGCGGCAACTTTGCGTAGCAACAAAGTAACTGGCTCTATGGCGGCTGTAGTACATCCGTTCCAAGCTTATCAGTTGAAAGCTGGTCTTACTAACACCTTTGCTAACCCGAATGGTGGAGACTTGCAAAACGAAGCTATGCGTAATGGCTATGTTGGTTCTATCGCTGGTGTTGATATTTATGAATCAGCTAATGTTTCAATTGATGGCAATGATGATGCTATTGCTGGTGTATTTGCTCCTGAAGCACTTGCAATCGCTATCAAGCGCGACTTCAACTTAGAGACTCAGCGTAACGCTACTCGCAGAGGCACTGAAATGGTTGCTACTGCAATCTATGGTGTTGCTGAACTAGACGACAGCTATGGTGTTAAAATCACTGCTGATGCCGCACTTTAAGACCAATGCCCCTGCTTCGGTGGGGGCTATTCTTTTTCTGAGGTTAATATGGCAATTACTTATAGGGGCGAAAGGTTTAGCGGCTATAACAAGCCAAAGCGGACATCTGGTCATAAGACTAAGTCTCACGCTGTATTAGCCAAAGAAGGAGATAAGATTAAGCTGATAAGATTCGGTCAGCAGGGGGCAGATAATAAGCCACCAAGAAAAGGCGAATCGCAAGCAGATAAAGCAAAGCGTAGAGCGTTTAAAAAACGACACGCTAAGAACATAGCCAAAGGCAAAATGTCTGCGGCTTATTGGGCAGACAAGGTGAAATGGTAATGGCATATTCCGAAGATAAAGACTTGCAAGACCTAGTGCCTGATATATTACAGCTAGGCATTGATACTTTTAGTGATGAACATGATAGAGCGCAAGATGATATAAGGCGCAATCTAAGAATAGACTGGTGGGACAGAAAAGGTCTTAGTGGCGAAATGGATAATAGCTTATTGGTTTCTGCACAATTTACTAGACTGTCTGCTTATCTAGTTTTATGGAAGTATGCTTTACCCCAGCTAACAAACTGGGTACAAGATGACCGTTATCTCGCAATGATTGATTTTTACAAAGCTAGATATGGCGAAGAATACGAAGACTTGCTAAAAGATGGCATTGAATACGATGCAGATAATGACGATGTTATTAAGCAAGAGGAAAGAAAAGCGGTACATTCAGGCAGATTAGCTAGATAATGCAAATTAATGTAAATACAAATGAGAAAAAGGTACGCGCATCTTTAAAGAAAAAAGGCAAAGATGTAGATGCTAGTATTAAAAAGGCATTATCAATAACGGCACAAGTTGGTGTCAATATAATTGAAGATAGAACAGAAAGTGGTAAAGGTTACAAGGCTGGGTTTAAGCCATACTCTAAAGCCTATAAAGAGTTTAGAAGAAAT